AGAACTACGAGTTGCATTAGAGCTAGAAGCACACGAAAAAGAATGTGCTGTGCGTTATAAAGCAGTAGAAGACAAACTGTCTGGCTTAGATAGGCGTATGTGGCGTTTAGAAGCAATGATTATGGGGTCAACGGTTATTGTCGTTGGCTTGGCATCTTCTCTGTTAATGAAGCTATAAGGAACTATCATGGAACCTATCAGTACTACCCTAGCAGGGATTGCATTAGTTAAACAAAGTGTAGACTTTATTAAGACACACATTAGCACTGTTCAAGATATTGGACAAATAGCAAGCCAGATTGATGACCTGTTTACAGGTGAAAAACAAGTTCAACAAGCCAGAAACAAAAAGTCTGGTACAGGACTTGGGGATCAATTTGGGGTAGATACTGTAGCAAAAGAAGTCATAGATGCAAAACTAGCAGCAGAAAAGTTGCAGGAAGTAGCCAGTATGGTGGATATGCGTTTTGGTCATGGTACTTGGAAAAGTATTTTGGCTGAACGACAAAAAAGGTTACAGGAACAACGTGAGGCTGAATTTAAAGCTAGAAAACTAGCTATGGAAAAGGCCAGAGAAATGGAAGAAACCTTTAAGACAGTTGCATTAATTTGTGTTGTAATAACAGTAGCTGTTGGATTAGTATTGGCAGTTATGGTTTCTATAGCAAGGGCAGCGAGTTATGTTTAAAACACTGGTACTAGCTTGTAGTTTGTCTGTACCCACTGATTGTTGGGAGTTTGTAGACATACGTGGGCCGTATGATACATACGATCAATGTAAAACTAGAGCTTATGAAATGGGCAACGAGATCACAAAAATGGATCATGGAGATATGCGTCCTAGAGATTGGCGTTGTAAGAAACTAAAAGGACAAAAGCTATGATGGGTGTATTACTACAGGGATTGTTTGGTGTAGCCAGCAGTGCCGTAGAAGGTTATGTAGATACCAAAAAAGCTAAAGCAAAACAAAAGCTAGTTAAGATTGAAGCAGAAACTAGCATTATGGAAAAGAAAATATCTGGTGAAATTGATTGGGATAAAGCAGCAATAGATGGCGCAAAAGAAAGTTGGAAGGACGAGTATTTAACAATTTTGTTTAGCATACCCTTGCTGCTTTGCTTCCTGCCTTTTACTGTAGAATACGTAGAGCGAGGCTTTGAGGCTTTGTCTATGACACCAGATTGGTATAGATATACCTTAGGAATTATTGTATCTGCAAGCTTTGGTATCAAAGGTGCAACAAAAATGTTTGGAAAGAAATAACACATGAGCCTTATAGAACAACTAAAACGCCATGAGGGAATAAAATTAAAACCTTACAAATGCACAGCAAACAAACTCACAATAGGTATTGGAAGAAATCTGGAAGATGTAGGAATATCGGAAGAGGAAGCAGAGATGCTTCTACAAAACGATATACAAGAAGCCAAGTACCAACTACTGACAAAGTTTCCTTGGATGTCAGAGCTAGACGAGGTACGTTTAGCAGCCCTTATCAACTTTACCTTCAACGTAGGGATAGGGACAGTGAGCAAGTTCGTAAACGCAATGGCTCTGCTAAAGGACGGAAGTTACGATATGGCAGCAGACGAGTTTCTTAATAGTAGGTGGGCTAAACAAGTAGGCCAGAGAGCTATAGAAGTGACGGATCAAATTCGCACAGGAGAATGGCAGTGACAGAAAAAGAACTGATGGATACTTTGCACGATGCAGTCACCAAAGAACTGCTTATGCGAGTACAGGGTGGAGAAGCAACAGCAAGTGAACTGTCAGTAGCTGTCAAGTTTTTAAAAGACAATGGTGCTTCCCTTGATGTAATTACAGCAGAAAGTCCTATGGCTAATCTTTTAAAAGACTTGCCGTTTGATGTTGGAGAACAATTACAATGAAACAAATGGCTCACAAGTTAAATGAAAGTTCAGAAGTTACCATACCCCTACGCAACTTAATCAGTATGATTGCTTTTACAGCCGTATCAGTTTGGGTTTATTTTGGTTTGACAGAGCGAATATCTTTCTTAGAACACAATCTTGAATTAGCTATGGCTGAAGTAGAAGAAAACGATCAATGGATTGATGCTTTTGAGCCACCTAAGAATGTACAAGATACTATTGAAAAAGTGCATAAACTAGAAATAGACATAGAAAAAATAAAGTTTGCACTTGGGAATAGATAATGGTTAATGTTCCAGAACAATTAAAAGACTTTAGAAACTTTACATACCTTGTGTGGCAACACCTTGGCTTACCAGAGCCTACCCCTATACAATACGATATAGCAAACTATCTACAGGATAGCCCCAAGCGTTGTATCATTGAGGCTTTTCGTGGTGTAGGTAAATCCTACATCACTGCTGCTTACGTAGTACATCAACTACTCCTAGACCCACAGCTAAAGTTTATGGTTGTGTCTGCGTCTAAGGCACGTGCTGATGACTTCTCTACGTTTACTCAGCGTATCATCATGGAACTCCCTATATGCCAGCATCTGGTTGCTAGAGAGGGCCAGAGGTGGTCTAAGATAGCCTTTGATGTAGCCCCCGCTAAAGCCTCTGGAAGCCCCTCAGTGAAGTCTGTGGGCGTTACAGGGCAGCTTACAGGTTCACGTGCAGACATTATTATTGCTGATGACGTAGAAGTACCCAACAACAGCATGACACATATGATGCGGGAAAAGCTTGGAGAGACTGTCAAAGAGTTTGACGCTGTTCTCAAGCCTGATGGTAGGATTATATACCTTGGTACACCTCAGAATGAAATGTCCCTCTACAATACTTTGTTAGGGCGTGGTTATCAAATGAGAGTATGGCCCGCACGTTACCCTACCATAGAACGCTCAGAGAAAGCGTATGGGGGCAGGTTAGCTCCTATGCTGTATGAATCCTTACAAACAAACCTAGAGGCTGTGTATGGGCTTCCTACAGACCCTGAACGATTTGATGATACAGATTTATTAGAAAGAGAACTAAGTTATGGTAGAAGTGGTTTTGCTTTGCAATTTATGTTGGATACTTCACTATCTGATGCAAACAAATACCCACTTAAACTAAGTGACTTAATGATCTACTCCTGTGATAAGGATACTGCACCTGAAAAACTGGTGTATGGTATCTTTAAACCACTAGATGAGTTACCAAACGTAGGACTATCAGGAGACAAGTTCTACGCCCCTGAGGACACTATAGGCCGTACAGGGTATACAGGTAGCGTTCTAGCTATTGACCCCTCTGGTAGAGGCTCTGATGAGACTGCATACGCTATTGTAAAGATGCTTAATGGTTTCTTGCACGTAGTAGATGCTGGTGGGGTAGAAGGTGGGTACTCTGATAGTACACTACAGCATTTATGTGACCTAGCTAAAATACATAAGGTTAACTTAGTGCTTGTTGAGAGTAACTTTGGTGACGGTATGTTTACTGAGTTGCTTAAACCTTACTTGTTGAAGACACATCCAGTGACGATAGAAGAGGTCCGACACAGTAAACAGAAGGAACACAGGATTATAGATACACTTGAGCCTGTAATGAACCAGCATAGGTTGGTTATAGACCCTAAGGTTATCCAAAGGGATTACGATAGTGTTCAGTCTATGCCACCTGAGAAGGGCATAAAGTATATGCTCACATACCAGATGACTAGGATTACTAAACAAAGAGGAGCGTTAGCACATGACGACAGACTTGACGTTCTTGCTATGGCAGTCCAGTACTGGGTGGACCAAATGGCTGCTGATGCAGATACAGAAATCAGAACAAGAAAAGAAGAATTACTGGATGTGGAATTAGATAAGTTCATGTCAGGTATTAATTCAGGACACAAGGAGCAGGGTTCAACAGGATGGTTGAATCTCTAAAGTACCCCTTTAAGGAAGAGCCTTGGTTACATATATAGGTATACTATAGTTAGCCAAGGTTGTACTTTAGCACTGCTCCTCAGTGGTCTTACCTATCGGTCATTATAATAAGGCAATATTATGGAAGTTATTTGGACATTACTACTGACAGTGTGTATGGATTCTGGGTGTCTTACACAGGACATACAATGGTTTGACGAGCGTAGCGACTGTATTGAGATGAAAGACGTACATGAAGAAATACAACCAGATGGTCATTGGAAGACTGTGGACTACACTTGTACTATCAAGGGAGCCATGGAGACTTAAATTTGACGAAAAAATCTGAGGGGGTATATAATACAAGCAATACGCGCACACCCCCGCATGCCCGCGCCTACGCCCGCGCGACTAAGGAACGCGCCCGATCAATAATTGCAAAATACGCAATAATACCATGGCTTGCTTTGGTGTGATTTGGCGCGACACGTGGCTGACTATGGTTTGCGCTTGTGTTTCTTGGTGTTCTTTTGTGTCTCTCTCTATCTGTTTTCTTTTTGTTTTCAGTAACTTAAAAAAAGTGTTTGCAAATGCTTTTCGGATATGTAACGATTTAAGCATCAAAGGACACAAGGTTCCTATCAGCGACAAGGCCTAAGGCCAGCTACAAGATAGACAACCGGACACGTAAAGCTAATATGCGAGATGCTAGGCCTAACCTTTGTAATAATAAAAGAGACTAAACAAAATACGAATATGACTAGACAGACTAAATAGAATATGCAAGAATAAGAGAATACAAGGTTACGAAGCACCTAAAGCTTGCAGTGTACTAGCCTAAACGGATAGCACTATAAAGGATAAGGTTTGCAGTCCTGCCATATGCAAGGGAAGCCCAAGCCATAGACAGTACCGCTAGGCTATGTGCTGCGAGGATGCTAGGCCAAGCTAGGCATGGGCGTGATAGCAAGCGCAAAAATGCCTAGCTGTTACAAGGTACAATGGTGTACCTATAACAGCACTAGGAGTAGATGCTATGTTTAAAACAGTAAAAAATAATGTAATTGTAAATCCTATCGGTAAGCATAACCTGCAATTTCGTAGAGTGACCAAGCGTTATGGACGCAAGGGTTCTTTCAGCGGGAACAAGGGTTATCTATCTGTTAGTCGTCTTGCTTTTGATTGCCCTATTACTGGCAACAGAAAAGGCACGTTTTGTAAACGTCCTGCATGACGTATAAAGGACAGCGATTGTTCTCCCTTCAATCGTTGTACCTTGTAACAGCTAGGGGTAAAAACCATGAAACTAAAGCTATTAGGTGTTGGCAATAATGCCAAAACAGTAAAAGGTGATGGCAGTGAGTATCTTACTGCTATCCTATATCTAGCTCCGGCCAATACAGTGAAAGGGATAAACGTATGCCCTATGGCTGTGCTGGCAGGGTGCAAGGCAGGGTGTTTGTATACAGCAGGGCGAGGAGCCATGAACAGTGTACAGGCAGCACGACAGCGCAAGACTATCTTGTGGCGTGATTTCCCTGAGATATTTATAGCCGACTTGATACAGGACATTAGCAAGTTCAGGATGTATTGCAGGAAGAAGGGTATCAAGGCAGTAGTGAGATTAAATGGGACTAGTGACATACACTGGGAACGCTATGGCATTATGGATAAGTTCCCTGATGTACAGTTCTATGACTACACCAAGGATATTAAGCGAGTGCGTAAGGCATTGCCGGATAACTATCACCTAACCTTGTCCTATAGCCAAGCCAGTGGCAGGTATAGTTCTATGGTGTTGAAGGAGATGCGTGGCAATATGACCAACAATATGGCTGTGGTGTTTAGGCATAAGCACAAGATACCTAAGACATTCATGGGCTTCACTGTGGTGGATGGTGATAAGGATGACCTGAGGTTCCTAGACCCACAAGGCGTAGTGGTAGCATTATATGCCAAGGGTAGAGCCAAGCAGGATGAGAGTGGATTTGTGATAGGATAGGGGTAGCAATATGTTAGACATTGTGATGGCTTTTATATTCGTGCTAGGTATAACAGGGTTTACCTTGTTCATAGCTAGTATGATTGCGTCAATATGTAATGATTATTTTAGGGAGTAAAGTAAAATGATGTTAGAACTAAACACAATAGAATATAATGAGCCGGAAGAATACCTGAGAGAATGGCTAGGAGTGTTGCCTCATTGGGTTAATGAGTTTAATATACTAAATGGCGATGATATACTAGCCTTTATGGAAGGGTGTTATGGGCAGGGACTTCATAAATTTGAGGGTGAGGTACTAGACAGTGGTGACTATCGCAGTAAGTACGATGAGGACGAAGACTTAGTACACATAGGCAAGATGGGTACAGCTAGGGGTAATGTATACTTCTATCCTTATGGTATGGTGGCACTGCCTACTAGTGATGGTTATTTTGTAACAAGAATGGACTAACAGGAGGCAGGATATGATAAAAAATATACAGCTAATATTACCTAGTGGTATTGGTGAGGGTGGCGAGGATTATCTCTTATCAATAACACAAGTTACACACGAGGTACAGGCAGACTATCAGGGTTCATTCCGTGATTACATCACGCATGAGATAGGCTTGTGTGTACTAAGCAATACTGAGGAAGGTTATGTATTAGTTAATGAGCCTATCTTTATCTATGATATACAAGAGTTGTACGACATCATCCATGATGCCTATGATGGGGAGCTATCTATTTTCCTGAACCAGTACCATGTGGAATTAGATGTTGACAACGATAACCAACCCATGTTAGACCTAGTGGTGAACAATGAAGATAACACCAGTACATAAGGCAGTGATGCAATCAAGAAGGAGAACTAGTACGATGCAAGATGCACAGATGAACGCTTGGAAAAGCTGGGCTAACAAACGTAATACATACGATGATGCCTTTGTTATGGGTTATCACAACGGCTATCATGCTGTGAAGTATGACAACCAGTATGACAAGGACAAACAAGCACAGTACTGGATTAAGTTTAAGCATGGGTACACAGCAGGTAAACTTATGCGTGTGAAAGAGGAACGGAAATCAATATGAGTATGGGCTTTAAGCAATGTGAGATGTGTGGAGATGGTGAGGCAGAAGCACTATACGCAGTAGATGGTATGATTGAGTGGTTTTGCCCTCATTGTGACGCGAGGTGGGCAGTGCAGTCTACTGAGTACGAACAGGTATCAGCACAACAACGCTGGATGATGCGTAACTATGGTGAGGAATAGTATGTGGTTAGTATGTACATTTATAATTATGATGCTAGTATCTACAGTTGGTGTGTTCAATAATCATGCTGACATATCAGGTATACAAACGATATTACTGTCTGTGGCTGTGGTTGTAGGAGCATTAACATATATAGTTTAACCTTAGGGGGATTCTCTATGAGAGGTACTTTAGAAACTCAACTTGAGTTGGAAGCAGACATGATGACAGGTGGGATTGATAGGTTCCGCAAGGCACGTGATAAAGCAATAGCCTCTGGTAAGGAGAGCAACACGTTACATGGTAGGGTGATTGTATCTCGTATCGTAGAGGAAGTAGCCAAGGGTATCATAGACCTACAACAAAACCCTAAGTCCAATCGTGACATAACCCATGCACGTATAAAGGACATGGATGCTGAACAGGTTGCCTACCTTGCAGTGGTATCATTGGTTGATGCTATCAGTAAGAAGTCTGTATTGCTACATGTAGCACAGTCTATAGGTGGTAACTTGGAGATACAAAACAGGCTAGACCTGTGGGTACAGAGTGAGGGCAGTATAGCTACCAACACAATCAAGCAAGCCATGAAGAAATCATATGGTGCTAGACGCTATGGCCTAACACACAAGATGAACAAGGATGGCTACAAGGATACTGAATGGACTAAGCCTGATCGTATACACGTAGGGCTGCGTATGATTGACTTGATTGTAGTACGTACTGGTATAGTAGGACTAACAAAACAGGTGACAGCACGTAACAAAACTGTTACCATAGTCAAGGCTACCCAAGGTACAGAGGATTGGATCAAGGCGTTCAATGAATATGCTGAGACAGCCAAGCCAAGGTATGCACCCTGCATCATAGTCCCTAAGGATTGGACTGACGTTGTAGGTGGTGGGTATCATGGTGCAGTGATAGATGAACTACCAATAGTGAGGCGCAGATGAGCTTAAAGAAACACTTGAGAAGACTACAGGATGCTGACTTATCCCAAGAGTATGCGTGTCTCAATGCCCTGCAACACACAGCATGGCGTGTCAATCGCCCTCTGCTTGAGGTAATACGACAGGTGTGGGACAATGGACAGCAGTGGGGTAAGCTACCAGCTAGGGATGATGTACCCTTGCCTGAGTATCCCTTTTCCAAAGACCCTAAGGAGATGACTGAGAGTGAGAAGAGCGAGTTCCGTGATTGGTCACGCAAGAGGAACAGTATCTACTCCATAAACAACCGAAGCGTGAGCAAGCGCATACAGGTAGAGCGTACACTACAGGTAGCTGAATCATACAGTGGGTATGATGAGTTCTTTTATGTGTGGCAGAATGACTTTCGTTCTCGCAAGTATGCTAGTAGCACGTTCCTCTCACCTCAGTCTGCTGATTGGAGCAAGTCATTACTTGAGTTCAATCGCCCAATGCCTATTAACAATTGGGAAGATGCACGATGGTTGTGTATTCATGGTGCTAACCTATATGGTAACGACAAGATTACATTAGACCAGCGTGAATCGTGGGCATGGGACATGGCTGATGAGGTACACAGGATTGTTAACAATCCATATGATAATCAACTATGGTTGGAAGCAGACAAGCCATACCAGTTTCTTGGCTGGTGTATGGAGTTCTCTGCCCTAGTCAAGCATGGGTGGGGTTATGAATCACGCTTCCCTGTATCAGCAGATGGTAGTTGTAATGGATTGCAGCACCTCTCAGCTATCCTAAGGGATGAGCGTGGGGGTAGGGCTACCAATTTAA